ATATTAAGCGCACCTGTAGTGTTTGCAGTTAATGCAGAAGTACCAATAGCGGTATTGTTAGATGTTGTAGTATTAGTGGCTAAAGCAGAAGTACCAATTGCAACGCTTCCAGCACCTGTGGTGTTTGCACCTAAAGCTGCATAACCTACTGCAACATTATTATTAGCTGTGGTATTGGCATCTAAAGCTTGATAGCCTACCGCTACATTGGTTGCACCTGTGGTGTTTGCTTCCATAGCTCCCATTCCAACTGCCGTGTTATAAGAAGCTGTGGTGTTTGCACCTAAAGAATTCAGTCCTACTGCCACATTATTCGATGCCGTTGTGTTAGCGTCTAAGGCACCTTTACCCACTGCGGTATTTGAAGCACCTGTGGTGTTTGTTAATAAAGCACTTGAACCAACCGCAGTATTGCCTGAACCTGTGGTGGTTGCTTCTAAAGCAAAATAACCAACAGCAGTATTATTAGAGGTTGTATTATTTCTTAGAGAATCTACACCTACTGCTGTATTATTAGCACCAGAAACATTGTTAATCAGTGAATCAATCCCCACAGCTACATTATAATTACCCGTTGTATTTGAATTTAAAGCATAAGCACCTATACCCGTGTTTTGAGAGCCAGTAGTATTTGCAGTTAAAGCATTATAACCAACAGCAGTTAGACTATCTTCGGTTGTGTTTGCGTCTAGTGCATTAGCACCGACAGCAACATTCTGTGCGCCTGTGGTGTTCGCTCCTAAAGCCTCATAACCTACAGCTGTATTGTTAGATGCTGTGGTATTAGCATCTAAAGCTAAAGAGCCAACTGCAGTATTGCTTTGACCTGTGGTGTTCGCAGAAAGTGCATGATAACCAAGCGCCGTTCCAGAATTAGCCGTGGTATTAGCGTCTAATGCTAATCCTCCAACGGCTGTATTGTATGTGCCTGTGGTGTTTGCTGTTCCAGCATATCTTCCAACGAAAGTATTATGCTCTGCTGTTGTATTGGCAACACCAGCATCATAACCAATGAAAGTATTATATGAACCTGTAGTTGTGCTTAAGCCAGCACGACCACCCATTGCGGTATTTTGCGTACCTGTCGTGTTTGCTGTCATAGCGCTTTTACCGACTGCTACATTATTATCACCAGTTGTTAAAGCTGCAAATACATCAACACCTACACCAGTATTATTATCAGCAGCGTCTATAGTTCCTGTAGCATTGTCTCCAATCATTATAGAGCTTGTACCAAATGCTTTATAATTTAATGCTGAACCATTAATAGTTAATGCATCTGTTTCTAGTGTTCCATCTACATCTACGTTTCCAGAGATGTCTAATTCAGTAGCAACAATTTTATCATTAAAAGTTGCTGCACCTGCATCTGACATATCCAGTGTAAGTGCTGTAATCGCAGAGCCAGCATCAACACCTTGAAAAATTAAATCTTGGTTGTTGATAATTGATTTAACAACAAAATCTGAGCTTGAATTTTTAAATTGTCCAAATTGAGTGCCATCATCAAATAAATTTACATCACCACCATTCGCATCAAGTATAATGTTTCCCTCTACATCCAGAGTGAGGTTTCCAGATGATAAATCTATTTCCGTTCCATCAATTGTAATGTTATCAACAGTTATACCTGCGTCTGCATCAACAACTCCACTAAACGTACCTGTAGTTCCTGTAATAGCGCCAAATGTTGCTGCTCCTGCAGTACCACTAAATACTTCTGAAGAATTACTAGCGTCAGGAATAAATGTAAATGCTGAAGTACTGTCGTCATATCCAAAGAATCCAACTTTAGCAGCACTTCCATTGTGCCATTTAAACTCTATACCTCTATCTTTATTATCATCTGAGCTAGGAGTTGAATCTCCACCTAATGTAAAGATTGGATCGTCTATTGTAACTGTAGTACTGTTGACTGTAGTAGTCGTACCATTAACTGTAAGATTCCCACCTACAGATAAAGCACCTGTAGTTGTTAAAGAGTCTACATAAGCATCTTTCCAACGTACAGCACTAGAGCCTAAATCTACATCGCTGTCTGTTTGTGGTCCAAAGATACCATCAGCTACATACACTTGTTCTGCGTTAGCTGCATAGAAATGTATCTCGTCTGCTGTTTCAAAATCTATTTTAGTTTGATCGTCTTCACCAATCTTAATGTCTGTAGCCAATAGTGAAGTAATTCCTGTTTGTGCTGCATCTACAGCAAAATCTATATTATCGTTTGATGTATCATAAGTTACAGTTATACCGCTTTCGGTATTACTAGAAAGCATATTAGTACCTACAGTATCTCTAATGTAAGTAGCTAGTGCTGTGCCATCAACAGTAATTGCATCAGCTTCGAGTGTGCCATCTATATCTGCATTGCCTGAAACATCAAGCGATCCTGCATCTAATTCACCTGCTATAGTTAATAATCCAGAACTAGGATTATATGTAAAGCCTGTATCAGACTCTGCTCCTTGAGAACCTGTAGCTCCATCTACAAATATAGGATATACAGTTTCGTCTGTGCTATTATTTGCAGAGACTGTAATGTTATCTGCTGTTCCTGTAGTGTCTTGGTTAAGTGTACCGATTACAAAGTCTAGTGTATTATCTCCGTCTTCATAAGTTACAGTAATATTTGTTTCTGTATTAGAGCTAACCATTGCTCCTACAGTATCAGCTATATATTCATTTAAAGCTGTTCCGTCTACTGTATATGCATCTGCTTCTAAGGTTCCGTCAATATCTGCGTTACCAGCAATAGTTAATCCTGCTGCTCCTACTAATTTTAAATCATCTGCGGATTCATCCCAGAGCATATAGGCTCCAGAAGTAGCACCAAAGAATTTAACGTCATAACCTGTATCGTCTACTCCAACTGTTACAGTAGCGTCAATTTGTGTTGCACCATCAATGTCTACTGCATCTAAGTTTGTAGTACCATCGATGTCTGCGTTACCGCTTATATCTAATGTAGCTGCGTCAAGTTCTCCTGTAAGTGTAATATTTCTGAAAGAACCTATATCTTTATTTGAATCTACGACTACTGCTTTAGAAGCTGCTACTGTGCCTGCCGTGATTCCATCTAGCATTTCTAGTTCGGCTTCTGCTAATTCAGCGCCTGAACCAAGTGTAAGTGTACCTGTAACTGTAAGATTATCGTTTATTGTTACTTCAGAAGTTGAATGACCTATTGAAATCGGAACACCTGAAGTTGCAGTACCAATAGTAATACCATTAGATGTATTAGAGTTATCTATGTTTAACGAAGTAGTGGCATCTAATGAAATAGTTGTACCGTCTACAGCAAGTGTTCCGTCTATGTCTGTATTATCTAAGTTTGAAGTTCCGTCAACATCTAAATCACCATTAAAATCTGCATTACCTGCTAATGTTAGAGTAGATGCCATATCTACTGCACCATCAATATCTACAATATCTAAATTAGCTGTTCCATCAACGTCTATGTCTCCTGCGACATCTAGACCTGCAGCACCTGCTAAGACTAAATCATCAGCAGATGTATCCCACAACATATATGCACTTGCAGTATCTCCGAAGAATTTAACATCATATCCAGTATCGTCAACACCAACAGTTATAGTATTATCTACTTGAATAGCACCGTCAAGGTTAGTTGTTCCTGAAACTGTTAATAAATCTGTAGTTATTGTACCATCAAAGTATGCATCTTTAAATTCTAATGAGCTTGTTCCTAAGTCTATATCGTTATCTGTAACTGGAACAATAGCTCCGTCTTGTATTCTAATTTGCTCAACTGCAGCACTAGAAACTTCTACAAATACTCCCCAACGATTATTTGTACTGTCTGCTACTATTTTATTTAAAAAGTCTAAATCACCTATAGTATGTATGTTACCGCCGTGTCCTGCTGTGCCATCATGCCTGTGACCAGTTGAACTAGCACTACTTGAACTGTATGTAAATGCGTTGACTAATTGATTGTATTCATTGTTAAACAATGCAGCAGTAATGGTGTCTCCATCACTGAAACTACTTTGTCTTGTATAACTTTGTGCCATCTTTTATATTCTCCCTGAAGGTACGTAATCTATATATATTCCATTTATTGTATAAGGACCATTTTTATCATCGCTATGTACTTTAAAATAAGCAGTTCTTCCTGATCCTTCTACTGTTTTTCTAACCATTGGATTTTCTGCAGCGCCAAAAGTTGAAGTATTAAATACACCTGATCCGAAAATTGCAGCAGGAGGTATAGAATCTAATACATAATCTGCTGGTTGTGCTACAAAATTATCATCGTAATCATATCCAATTCCTAGAGAAGGCTGTACTGCTCCTTCTGGTTTAACTGATAATTTTACATATTTTAAAGTCTTTAGTGTTCCTAAGTCTCCAAAATCCATACTTGGTGTTTGGTATTTTGCAGCTATGTTTGTTGATGTTCCTGCTGGATTAAAATCATTTCCTGTATCGTGATTATAAACGTAACCATCATAATCACCATGATAAAATTTCTCTACACCAGTGTTTGTAAATCCAGAAGTTATGCCTCCGCTTGCTTGTATTCCTATGACTTCAGACCATTCAAATCTTGAGCCACCTTCTGCAGTCGTTCTTAATGTTCCTATTATTCCTTTAGAAACTGATGTTGAAGTTCCAGAAGAACCATAAAATAAACGATATTGTGATTTCTTTCTAATTACACAGCTATTTATAATATAAGATCCAATATTAGATGCTATGTCTCCTATAATTGGCTGTATTTTTCTACTCAAAGATCCTAACTCTACGTCACCAATTCTGGCTGTACCTGCTACTGTTCTTACACCATCAGGCGCTAAAAACAATAATTGTCCGCCTATCTCTTGAATGCTATCTCCATCCATACAGCCTATATTCTTTGTAATAGGCTCTACTGCTATAGTAGAAGAACTATTAATATTTACTAATTTATAAATACTGTTCTTACAGAAAATTATTAGATCATTACGAAAAGATTTTAAACCTACTACTTGATCATCTAACTTTATGCTTCCAGAACCTGTACTTGTAAAATCATCTATATCGTCAGTACCACTATAATATATAGTATTTTCTGCTGTACCTGCACCTCCTACTACTAAATGTCTATCGTGTATTACACAATACTTAGGATAAGTGCTTCCATCAACTGTAATTTCTTTTGCAAAAAATGTTCTAGTATCTAAATCTCCAGTACCAGTCATCTTAAAATAAAAAGGTTTTACTGCTGAACCTCTATCAGTTATTATTAATTCTCCGTAATCACTGTCACCTTCATATATTGCAAAAGATGCTTGACCTTGTGAAGTTCTTGCTGATGTACTTCTACCACCAAAAGTACTATAGTTATCTCCGCTTCCTGATACACTTGCTCTATTTAATAATAACCAACTATCTCCGTCTTGACTAAAATATATATTTGTTCCTGAACAAGCTATTAATCCATCTGCATAGACTTGTAATCCTTTAATAGCGTTACTACTATTTGGTCTTGTTCCATCTCCAAACTGAGTATAACCATTAATACGTCTATACCCACCTTTTGTAGAAACTTCAAAGTTTCTTAATTGTGTAGCTTCTCCCGGAACTCTTAGTAATTCAAACTGGCTTGATACTTCATTCAAACCACCTTGACAAGCTACTGCAAAAGGTTGTGACTGTGCCATATTATATCTGATCCGTTGACATATATTTAGGAGCAGGACTCATAAGATTAGACCGCATTTGTCTTAATCCTTTTTTATAATCATCTAATGCAAAGGCTGCTGCCTGTGGATTATCTTTAAATTGATGCATATAATACCTAGCTCTTGCTAATAATACTGATTTATACATATCTGGAAATACTATAGCATCTCCGTGTGCGCTTAATGCTGTCGGTAAATCCCAAGCAAAAAACCATACTCTGTATACTTTATCTGGTATTGGGCTTACTCCGAATTTTCTACCGTCAGGACTTCTGATAACTACTTTAGGCTCTCCCCAAGTTTGAGTATCTGCATCATCTATGTTTTCAGATTCTCTGTAATGATCTTTCCATTCTTCTATTGTTGAAAAAGATAAGTTTCTACTTGTATAAGGTGTTGAAGCACCACTTACACCTATAGTTGTAAGATAAAAATCATTCCAATCTATTGCGCCATAATCTGTGGTAATAGAACTTGAAGACGCTTTTAATTCGTACCAACGAGTTCCTGCTACAGTTTCAACATAAACATTACCATAAAAAGGATCTGTTGCTCCGCTTTCTCCTGTAGCTAGAAAGGACCACCTAGGCTCTGCGCTTACAATATCGTTATAAGCTCTATTTACACAATCTTTAACGTGTGCTTGTACTCCTAATGCATCTCCAAAATTAGCAGATGTTAAAGCAATTTCGTTTGATTCTCTTAATAACTCATTAGTTAATTGTAAATATGTTGTTGCCATTTATCTATTACTCGTTAGTTATTTCGTCAATAGTTTCTACATTTTTATTAGTATCTATTGTTTCTTTAACGATAGAACAACCGGATATTATTACTAAAAAAATAGTCAAAACCGCTATTTTAATTTTCACTATAGTTTTCTCCTTAACCTTTCTGTCTGTTATAATTCTTTTGGGATTTATTAAATATACGATCCCAATTCTTATTGTATGTTTTTCTTTCTTGTGCAGTCATTCTAGTACCTGCACTTATTAATTTTCTATTGCCTCTCTTCTTATTCTTTAAGATGACAGGTCTTGAATCCGTTCCTACTTGTGGCATTTATTTTTTCCTTATCTGAGTATGGGGAAGATAAACATTAAATTCTCTTCCCTCATACCTTTTATTGCTTTAACTAAGATTAGTCGATAGCGTAGAAAGCAGCTACTAGAGCTTCGCTACGAAGTACATCAGCGCCATAGACGTGAAGACCTCTAACGATGTCACCAAAACTGTCAGGATCACGGATCACTTCAGTTTGTGTGATAGCTTGTGCAGTAGCGCAGGCTGAAATATGTCCAGCTAAACATTTACCACTAGCTGTTGAAGCAGCAGCAACATTGTTAGATTTGTACATATCAA